CGAACGAACGACCCATGTGAGGTCTATACTGAGGACCCGCAACCATTGCGCCGCAGTGGATTGCAACGATTAGCTGCATAAATTTTTATCAGATCAGGCGCATCTGCTGCCATTTCGGCGATTCCTTATTGAGAATGGCGCAGATTTTTTCCCATCTTGTCTTGCTATAAAAGGGCTGTTGCTGATACCAAGCAAAAGCTTCGTGAAAAAATTTGCTGTGGTTGCATTGGCGACAAGCTGGCACGATGTTGCCGAGGTGATGGGCGCCTCCTTTGCTGATAGGGATGACGTGATCTAGCTCCAGCTCGGAAGCCCGGTGATCTGGCTTGCCGCAGTATGCGCAGGTATAGCCAAACTCTGCCCACCTATTGAGCAGTTGAGCGCCAGGGATCAGCGCGGAATGATTGCCGCGCTTTGTGGCTTTGTAGTGCTTGGACTTTTGCCGTTGATAAAGCCGATAGCTGTGGTCTGTCAGATACAGCCATTGGGCCTTTTGCACCTTCCAAGGCGTCTGAATTGCGCGCCTGTCTTCTGGATTTGTCGACCAATGCTGATGTTGACGGATCTGTACCAACTTGGCGACAGAAGGCAAATTACCGGCGCGCCTTATTGCTGCTCGCATTTCATAAACAACAGGCTCCTGTTTTGGGGTGTATGGCAGACCATGTTTGGAACGCGACGGTCGGCCATGTCGCTTGCGCTTTTCTGCAAGTGCTTTAGCTCGCTTAACCTTGGCTTCAGGAAGAGAGCGACAGAACGCGCAATAACCATAAACGGCGTGCCTTAACGATTGACTATCTGCCCAGTCATGGCCGCGCTTGCACAGCGCCCCAAGCTTCCATCGTTGTGGATCGAACGTCGTGCCCGGTGCTGGCAGCTCGTATGCTTTAGGCATCGCCTAGGTGTTTTAGGTGGTCACGGTCTGGGCAGGTGGTACTGCGCCAGACCACAAATTTAGCGTGCAGTGCTGATCGCCTTATTGACTGCTGCTTGAAAGTTGATGCCAAAGCGACGTTGCACAACTTTGTTGCCGATTGATTCGATGTTGAATCGTCCGGTGTAGTCAGGCCGATCAGTGGTCGCGATGAAGTAGGGGAACAGCTGCTCACGTGAGCGGCGATAGATACCAGGGGGGCGGTTGCCGCCTCGTGGTGTGCCGATGAAGAAGCCACCACGGGTAGCACCACTGATGCCTTTGCTGATGCGCCTGAGCGTGGCTTGTGTGACGTTGCCTGCTGCGTTGGTCTTCACCAGCCCAGTAGGCATGAAGTAAGCGCCTGATGGGATGGTGCCGTCATTGGGCACACCACGTTCAAAGAACACATCCATGCCCTTCTGTGGGCGCGTGCCGCCTTGTATGCCAAACCGGAGGTAACGGGCGCGGTCTTTGCCCTTCTTGTCTTGTGCGTAGACGGTGGCTATTAGCTCACGCTTCTTGGACTTTTGGACCAAGAAGGCGGACTGGGTGAATTTGACGGGCAGGTTGAACGCGCCTTTGGTGCCTTGGTTCAACGCCTTGCGTGCGTCAAAGGCTGTGTCGTTGAGGGCAACGCTGGTGGCGAATGGCAGCTGCTTCTGCACGGCCTTGGTGAATGCCGTGGCCTTGCTTAGGTCTTGATCAATGGTGAGCTGCAGTGCCATGCACTAAGGGTAAGGCTGCCGCTGCATCGCTTCATCAATGAGTCTGCGCACTACATGTGCAGCAGATTCGCATGGGCGACGTTGCTGTTCGATCCAGTCGCGCATCGATTGCGACATGACGAAGTTGAGGCGAGGAAGTTGGCTAGGCATTGAGAAGAGTGAGTTGTTGATTGTGCGCTGATTGCTTTGCCCGAGGTGGTGCGGACAGTATTGATACGGCCATGAACGCATTACGCACCCAAGGCGTATTGCCCATGATTATGTATGGGTCACGAAAAGAGGAGATAGCAGAAAAAGGATCAATCCCCTTGCGAATTGCCTCAACAACATCCCATTGCAGCAACTTCTTGCGGAATAGGTTGCCATCTTTTGTTCGGCGGCCTTTTACGTAGACATTAAAGTCAGGAAAGAAAATACCTTTGTCTGCCATCAAGCGTCGGTATTTAGATTCCCTGTCATCAAGGTCTTGCAGCTCAAATGAAATGCTGCCAGGTATTGGCAGAAGAATACCAATGCTGTGCCGTTGTTCGTTGAGTTCGTCTTCGTATTTGTAATGAGCAAGGATGCGTGAATGAATTTCTATGCGTTGAGCATTTGTTAGACGATTGCCAACGTGGAGCAGCGATCCAAATGCAACGCTTTCGTGACGGGTATCTGATGGCGTTTTTTCGCCATCAAAGCTAAACGTCATCCATCGACGGATGCCGGTTTCAGATTGCTTGTTGAAGGGTAAGCAAACGCGCAAAAAATTATCGGTCGGCTGATGGTAAGCGATTGTGCATATATGAGCCTTCTTGCGCGTGCCTTCAATGACGCGAGCCTGTGCGATGCAAACGCATTGATGGTAGATCATTCAGCCATGCCCTCTAGTTTTTGGGCCAAGTAATCACCATGGCAACGCTGTGGGTAGCACCAGCAACCCAGAACCTTGCCGCGAAGTTCGTCTAGGCGATTGTGAAGGCTGAATTTACGCGGGAAAAAGATCTCGTAGGAATCGCAAACGGTGTCACGATCGCCATCAGCAGGCAATTCGAAGGGATTGCCCCAATCGGAGTTGCGATCAATCCGAACGAAGCGATCAGTCTTGCGTGCCCAAGTCAGTAAGGCTCGATCTGTGTCTTGGTGCATGTTTGCAACGACAGTGCCACCGGCCTCGACTATTGCGCGGCGATCGAGCTCGGACTGGCTCCATTCGTACTCGGGCCTGAGAGCCTCTACAGCGCGCGAAACGATGGCTTCCGTGAGTTTGCCTTGATTTTCTTCTTTGGCGATGTTCTGGGCGCTTGTGAAGGCCGCTACGAGGGTTTCGTCGTCGTTCTTGACGGGCGCCAGCGGGCGAAGGTGCTTTTCAGGGATGTCGCCAATTGGATTACGGCCCGCGGGTCGTAACTCTTGAAGCTTGGCTTCTACCTGTGCCGCTGCCAGCTGTCGCTGAATAGTCCTGTGATGCAGTTCCGGGAACTCCTCCATACAGCAAGCCGCAAAGCTGCGATAGCCAAGAGCCTTCCAGCCCTTGCGGCGGTCAAGGTCGTAGATGCGAGCGCGAACAGTGTTGATGCCGCGTTTGATGTCGTCGACCGCTTGGCGAGCTTCCAGCTCGTTCATGTCTGGAGCAATAGCAATGGCTTGCGTCATGCGATTAAGTCAGGCGTCGCAACGGTAGCACCGAAATGGACCACCGTTGAATGACTAACTAACGTCTCGCCCGTCGCAGATGAGACAGCGATGAAACGGCCAAAACTTGCCAACTTGCCGTCCAAGTACACCTCGGTCTTAGGAGTACCCCGTTTCCCCCCTCTCCTCCCCTTTCTATTAAATAATAATATTAGGTAGGAAGGTTAGATATATAGGAAGAACGACTGCAGGGCAGCAGATTTGGGGTTGCCAACCTCATTTTTCAGGTTGGCAATACACCCATTTCTGGGAACCATGGACCACTTGGCGTCTCTTCTTGAGACCCATCTCTCTCAAGATGGATGCAACTTGCATTTGATCCGCACGAGACTGGCGCTCGACGGGCTTACCAATGGCATCAGTCAGCAAAATCTCAGTGGTGATGGGGCATCCGGCGTTTCGAGGCGATGCGATCCATTCGCGCACTGGTGCCAGCCAAGGCGACTCCACTTGATAGCTGGCGTTGTCGTCAGCGACTTGACGTTCGAGCTCAGGCGGCAGGTGGTTGGCAATTCCGGCCCGGTAGGCATGAACTGCCGCGGCCCATATCGCGTCTCGGTTGAGAAGCAAGTCATCGACTTCGATCATTCCGTCAACGGCCACTGGCACCACCCAGAAGCGGCGGTTGCCGGTGTCATCGATCAGAAAACCGGTTTCGCGATTGGTGGAGCCGACGATGATTCCGCGGCGCGGGAAGTCTTCGACTGCCTTGCCGTATGGCACGCGGTAGGTGTCGGTCTGCTGGGTGAGGAACGCCTTGACCTGGCCGGCGTGGCGCTTGCTGGTGATGGCGTCAAGCTCGGCCCATTCCATGAGCCAAGCGCGGCCTAGTAGCAGGCGATCGTCCTTGCTGTTGATGTCGCCAAGGGCATCGGAGAAGAAGGCGCCGCCGAGGTTGCGCCAAAAGGTGGATTTACCGCAGCCTTGCGGGCCCATGAGCACGGTGGCGGCGTCATGCTTGCAGCCAGGCTCGTAGATACGCCTGACAGCGCCGATCAGGGTGCATCGGACCATGTGGTCATAAAGCGACCCTGCAGCGTCCTGTGGGCGCAGGTAGCGGGTGGCTAGCGCGTCAATGGCGCATGGCTCCACCTCGTCGGCCACACGGTCGAGATAGGTGCGGACAGGATCAAACTGGTTTTCCTTGGCGACATAGACCAAGGCATCAGCGGCCAGCTCCTTTGATGCGTTGATGCCCAGCTGGGCCAGTTGGAGATAGTAGTGCTCGATGTCGCGAATGGGCTGCTGATCTAGCTCGATGGCTTGAGTGAAGATGTTGAAGCGAAGGCGGTCGCTTAGCTGCTGCCGGAGCAGGGTGAGCAGCTCGTTTTTTTCAAGTTTGATGAGTTTGCCGCCGGATGATTGCTCAGCGGCTTGCGCCTTGGGATGCTCCGGTCCTAGGGCACCTTTGATGGCATTTAGCGCCACTTGCCTGGGGCTGATGCCACCAGCTAGGTGGTGCAATGTGCCGAGGCCAACGCCACCAGTGTCGGCCTTAAATGTGCGCCATTTGGCTTCACATTCGCCGGGTTTGAATTTGCCTGAGGCAGCAGACCATTGAATCCAATCAGCCAAAAGTGCGTCATTTCCGACGCTATGTAGCGCCATGCCGACTTTCACCCACTCGTCGTAATCGTCCGCGAGTGATCCGGGGATGTTGTCGAGGTATGCGCGCGCGCGTTCGGTGTCATCAATGTCTGAGGGCGTGGTCAGCAACGGCGCCTGCTCGGTGCGCTGCATGGCGGCCAGTAGCACTGATGGCGCTTCGGCGATTGGCAGATCAGTCGGGCCGCGGCCAGATAACCAGCGGTAGGAGCCGGTGATGGGATGACGGCCGAGGATGACGGATTGGCAACCAGTCCAGCGGAGCTCGAGTTGCTCGCCTTTGATGCTGCTGCGCAGTTTGGTGGTGCGGATTGATTCCCAAAAGGGTTGGGGAACGCGGTAGATGATCTGGAGGCGTCCATCACGGCCGGAGGTGACGGCCCAGGATTTGGGTAGCTCTTGGAGGCTGGTGCCAAGTGATTGGAGCACCTCGGATGCGCCGAGGCCATCGTGATCGACGAAGAGCAATCCACCGGAGGCTGGGCCGGCCAGGACGCCAACAGCAACGGCACGGCCTGCTGTCAGCTCGGCTTGCACTTGGGGCTTGGTGAGTGGGTTTTTCTGCCACTGGGGCATGTATGGGCGCTTGTCGTTGCCGACAGCGACTAAGGCCCAGTCGTCGGGGATGTCTGTTAGTTGGTCGGCGATTGCTGCCATACGGCTCCGAGCGGGTAGCCGTTAGATCGTGCCGACGGTTAGCAGGGTTAGCAACCTGTCTTGCAGGAGTCTGATGGGTCTATGGCGTCACGTGCGTCATCAACCGATCGAACGATTGCGGCGATACCACCAGCGCGCTTGATGGTGTGCAGCCAGTTGGTCTGTTCTGGCCGGATTCGTCCAGTTGGTGTTTTCACTTCGAGGCTGGTGAACACGGCGACTTGTTGGCCGACCATGTCGGGGGTGATCGTCACGGTCCGGTAGCCGATCAGATCAGCGGAACCACGGGCGAGACCAAATTGCACCGGCCTACCAGTGCGTGGATCTGGCAGCGTGCCGGTGTTATTGCGAAACAGTCGCAGATCAGGCCGGGTTCCGAGTGCCAGCCTGATGCGTTGCTGTAGGTCGGTTTCAGACATGCCCCAGGGTAGGGGTGCCGGGGGATGGATCGCGCCACATCGCGCCCTGTATTTACGGCGTCGCCGCTGTTGTATTGCAGGCTCCCCGGCGGGGCATTAAGCAAAGACGACTTCAGCAATAAAGTCGCGCACTTGTTGTTCGTCCATTTTTTTGCCAATGCGCTTGGCAGTTGTGGTGCCGTTCTCGTCTAGGCAAATAATCTCGTATTTGCCGGGAAAGTATTGGTTGATTTTCATTGGACGATCATTAGCACTCAGTTGCTGGTTTGCGGCGCAGACGATGTCCCAGGTAGAAGCGGCTTGCATTGCTTGTCTGTAGGTGGTGCCCTCTCGGGCTTGAACTAATTATGCACCACAGCGGGTGCATCTGGCAAGGGGTCAGGCGACCGAATCGATAAAAGCTTCAACAGCTTCAACGCCTTCAAGATCCATCAGGCGGGTAAGCACTACGTCGATGCACTCGAAGGGCATCTCTTGACGGAAAAGCTCGGTGTAGAGGTTGCGCAGGTCGGAAGCGTTGAGTGTGGCGACTTTGGCGGTGAAGGTGGCGAGCATTGTCTGAGGTGTGTGGTGGGGTCTCCCCCGATGCACTAATCATACACCATCGGGGGTGCATGGCAACACCCGGAGCACGCGGGCCGGCAAATGCTTGTTGTTCCTGAACGAAGCAGGCAACTCCACACGATGCTTTTGTGGATCCAGGCTGATCTCTTGCGTCTGCAGTGTCCACCAACGCTTCCCGCACCAGTCACAGTGACGATTCCGCAGAATCTGACCGTCTTCTGTGTATGCGGTGTTGTAGACCCTGCTGGATTTTTTGCAATCCGGGCAGGGTGGTGCTGGGTAAAGCGTGCGAGCGCCCATAGTTCAAGGATGAGTGATTGGGCGGGTCTGTTGTACCGCCCCCGGCACTTGCCGACAGTCACCTCTCTTGTCTAGGGACCGAGAATCCAGCGCGCAGCTATCTGGCTTGTGGCGTGCAGCCACTATACACCACCCAGAGTGCATCAGCGACCACCGCGCGCCTTGTAGAGCCTGAATGCCCAGCCGGGCGAGTAACCGCGCTCGCGGCCGATCGCTTGCAGCTGCTCTAGTGATCGCGCTTGGCCGACTTGCAAACGGAGCTTCTGCTGCACTGCCTTGCGTTCAAGCTTTACCAGCTCGCCGTCCACCTGCTGCAACTCGCGCGACTCAGTGGCGAACTCATGCCCGCAGCATGGGCAGATTGGCGCTGGTTTAAATGCGGCGTAGCAATCAGGGCATTGCCTTACGGCTGGCGCTGGTGGCTTGCCCTTAGACCGCGGGCCTTTGCGATCTTGCAAGCTCCAGTTGCGGTTATCGTCCGGGAATCCATGTTTCGCAATGTTACCAACATGGTCCAACACGATGGCGTGCGTCTTGTTTTTCGATGGCCTCAACACCCTGCCAATTTGCTGTAAATAAAGCGCCTCTGACATGGTGCGCCGGAGAAGAATGGCGCAGCTTGCATCTGGGCAATCAAACCCTTCTGAGACAACATCAACAGTGGCAAGCACGCGAACCTTGCCGGCAGCAAAATCTGAAACCACTTGATCGCGCGTTGCTGTTGGCGTGGTTCCAAGCAATGTCTCAGCGGTGATGCCTGCTTTGCGAAATGAAGCGGCTACGCATTCCGCGTGCTTGGTGTCGCAACAGAACGCGATTGCTTTATGGCGGTTTGCCCTAAGGCGGTAATGGTCAATCACGTCGCCAGTGATAGTGGGTTTATTCATCCGCTCCGATAGCTTGCTGGCCGGGTAATCACCAGCAACGATTCGGAGTTTGCTGAAGTCAGCTTTGACCGGCGGCGCGTATAAGTCGGCTTTACAAAGGTGGCCTTGCTGCGTCAGTTCTTCGACTGATGGGCCACAGATCAGGGTGTCAAAAGCGTGGCGAAGGCCGCGGCCATCAAGCCGGCATGGTGTTGCTGATACGCCAAGGCGGAAGGCGTTCGGCCAGTAGTCAAAGACTTTGCGGTAGGTAGCGGCCAGGCTGTGATGCGCTTCGTCGATGATGATCAGCGACGGCTCATGAGCCACAGACCACAAGCGTCTAACCAGCGTTTGGATTGATGCGATCTGAATGGCTTGATTGCTGGTTTTGTAACCAGCTGCGATGAATCCATGGGGCACCCCAAGTGCTGTGAGTTTGCGGGATGCCTGATCAATCAATTCACGGCGATGCACCAGGATCAGTGCGGTGTGGCCTTTGTCGCGGCAGGCGGCCGTTATCTGCGAAAAGATCACCGTTTTGCCAGCGCCGGTGGGCAGCTGCAGGAGCACCGAGCGTGCGCCGTCCATATATGCAGTGCGCACATCGTCGATCGCCTGGACTTGATACGGCCGTAGCTTCATTGCGTTGCAACATGTGGCCAGACGCTATAGGATGCGACCGCCTGATGCAAGTTTATGGACAACGAGGCGTACCACCTGCACCCAGCGGTAAGCAAAAGCCACCTTGATCAGATCGCCCGCAGCCCGTTGCATTACTGGGCGCGCTACATCGACCCAAACCGCACCACGCCGGAGCCAACGGCATCGATGGCGATCGGTTCAGCTGTTCACACGCACGTGCTTGAACTTGACCAGTGGGATGCGCGTTATGCGGTCGCACCTGAAGGCATCGACCGGCGCACCAAAGCGGGCAAGGAAGAATGGCACGTCTTTACAACAGCAGCACAAGGCCGCACGGTGCTGAAGCGTGAAGACGCTGAACAGGTTATGCACATGGGCCGATCTGTTCTTGGCCACCGCAGTGCCGCTGCGTTGCTTGCTGCTGATGGCCAGCCGGAAGACACATTTATGTGGACTGACGAAACCTATGGGCTGCAGTGCAAGTGCAGGCCGGACTACATGCACAGCGATGGCTCAACGATTGTGGACCTGAAGACCACACGCGATGCCAGCCCGCGTGGATTTCGCCATTCGGTAATCCAATACCGCTACCACGTGCAGGCGGCCTGGTATCTGCATGGCGTCGAGCAAGCGACTGGGCGACGGCCTGAGCGTTTCATTTTTGTGGCCGTTGAATCCACTGCGCCGTATGCGTCTGCGGTGTATGAAGCCAGCGCGGAGATGATCGAAGCCGGCATGATCCAAGCTCGCGAGGATCTGGGCAAGCTTGCGGTCTGCAAAGCTGCCGACCATTGGCCCAGCTATAGCGAAGAGGTGCAGACGATGACGCTGCCGCCTTGGATGCTGCCTGGTGCTGGCACTGGTGAGCCTGTGACTATTCCCGACAACATCGAGACGTTCTGATGACTGACTCAGCACTGACAACCACACGCCCCAGCTCGATTTATGCGGGCATGGAAGCGTTCGACAATGCGCAACGCATCGCCAAGAGCTTGGCCAGCAGCACACTGGTCCCGCAGCAGTTCCAAGGGCAACAGGGTTACGCCAACTGTTTAGTGGCGCTTGAAATTGCGGGCCGCATGAACCTGAGCCCGCTGCAGGTGATGCAGAACCTGCACATCATCCATGGCCGCCCCAGCTGGAGCAGCCAGTTCATCATTGCGTTGATCAACGGTTGCGGCCGGTTTGAGCCGCTGCAATATCGCGTGACGGGCAAAGGCGACGACCTGGCTTGCCAGTGCGTGGCCAAAGAGATCAGCACCAGCGCTGACCTTGAAGGCCCAACGGTGACGATGGCGATGGCGAAGGCTGAAGGCTGGGCCACAAAATCAGGCAGCAAGTGGCGCACAATGCCAGATCTGATGATCCGTTACCGGGCCGCGGCCATGTGGGGCCGGCTGTATATCCCCGATCTGTTGGTAGGCATCAGCCACAGCCAAGAGGAAGTGATGGACATTGAGCCGATCACCGTCGAGGATGCACCACAGCCGGAGCCTGCGCCACAGCCTGCTGATGAAATCTTCTGATTTTTTGACTGATGTTCAGCTTGCTGAACGCTGGCAGCTGCACCGCCAGACGTTGATTCGTTGGCGTCGTGCCGGCTGCGGCCCAGACTTTATGCGGATTGAAGGCCGCGTGCTCTACCCATTGGCCGCGGTGGAGCAATACGAACAGGCCAACACCACCACACTCGGAGACAAATGAATTTCAAGTTCAATGGCAATGTTTTCAAAAACACCGCTGAAGACCATAAGCGGATCTATGGCGAAAATTATGATCCTGGCAAAAATTACCCAGGGTTCACCGGAACCATTGAGATCCCGAAAAATCAGCTGCAAGACTTTGTCGCTTATCTGCATTACGCCTGCCAGACCGAGCTAAAGCGCAGCGATTATTTGAACGATGAGGTGGTGCCGGTAAAGATGTCTGGCTGGCAAAAGCAGTCAGCCAGCGGCAAGACTTATCTCAGTTTGCAGTTTGGCCCGGATTACAAGACACAGCAGGCCGCACAGCAAGCGCAGCAGGCCGAGGCCGCATCTGTAACGCCACCTGCACCCGCAGCACCACCAGTCGATCAGGCAGCGCAATCATTGGCCGCTGCTACTGGCGGTGACGTGATTTTTTAAGGCAACTGCGATTCAAGCCGTGCGACTTCATGCACGGCTTTGTTCAGCAGGTGTTGCAGCGTGTAATTTTGCCGCAGCAGAATTGCAGCAAGTGTGCCGGCTTCGGGATGCGTCTCGATTCGCCGGCATTCTTGCTCAATCTCAAATTTTTGTTCCATCGGCACATCAAAATCCATCCAATCACCTAAGGCCATGACTGTGCTGCGTTTCCCTATTTTGTCGCGATGAAATGCCCCAAATGCAACAGCAGCAAGCTACGTGCGCTTGATACGAACAATCGACCGGAGGATCATGCGGTGCGGCGTCGCGCTTGCGTTGAGTGCCAGCACACATGGTTCACCGTTGAGGTGATCGCACCGGCGTGGGCCTGCAGCTGGGATAACCCAGGCAATCAAGGCAGCAAACCATGCCTAAAAGTTCCGGTGGTGAAGCTATGGGAAGAGACGACCTAATTGCCGGTTTTTTGCTGGCTGCATCACTGGGCCTGGCTATTGGCCTCCAGCTGATGCCTGCTGCACGTAATGGTTGGCAGGGGGGACCGGCTCACGCGCCTGCATCCCCGTGGTGACCCGACACCCTGCCGTTAGCCGGAACGATCGATACATCCTGAAAGAGGTATCAGCAGCAAGCTAGCAACCACGCCGCGGCTGCGTTGTTACTGATTACAACAGCCCACTGGCGGCACCAGCGGAGGTGCATCATGATGCCGCTGTTCGCCACTCACCCCAATGCGCAACAAGCTCGCAAACGTCGCACTGTTTCTGATGCCGGTGATCGTCTTCGCGGCAATCATTCACGACCATGGCGTCCAGGCCCACCATTCACCCGATGCTGTGATTTGCAAATGAATCGCTATTACTTCCAGATTAAAGATGCCAACGTGCTGGAGTGCATCAAAGCCTCATCATTTGAAGAAGCCAAGGCCATTGCTTTCGACGATTGGTGCAGCATGTGGAACCGCATAGAATGGCTGACACCACAGACCCTCACTGAAGTTTCATTGCCTGATGTCTAAGTTTGAATCCGCTGCTTTTCAATGGCGTCATGATGATGATGGCGCCCAGTATGGCGAAGGTGTATCACGGCCAGTGTCTGGCAAACGGACGCGCCAATACCGCATCAAAGTCCACATGGCCCAGTCTCAACCAATGAGCGTAATCCTCTCTGCTGAGAGTAAATCAGCGGCGATCAAATACGCCCAAAACCGATGGCCCAATGCAAAAATCAAATTCAATGAAGCCATCCAGAAAGCGGCTACATGATTTAATCAGCGACACCGCTGGCGTGCAGATTGAACGTCAGCGCATCACTGGTCTAATTCGCGCCAGACTTCAAGAGCTACAAGGCGAGCCACGCACCCGTGAACGCTCGCTTGAATTGCAACTTCTTCTCAACCGAATCGATGAAACCCACTGATGCCGTCAACAGCCCAGAGCACTACTTGGGCAAGATCGAATGCATCGACGCAATCGAAGCCGCATTGACCCCGGAAGAATTTCGGGGTTTTTGCAAAGGCAATATCATTAAGTACATTTTCCGCGAACGGTTGAAAGGCGGCAACGAATCGCTAGAGAAGGGGCAGTGGTACTTAAACCGTTTGCTCGAAGGTGTGAAACCATGAAGCTGCCATTCTTGACCAAGCTCGAAAACTGGGCATTGCGCCTGCTGATCAAAAGCCCACGCACTGGTTTGGTTGTCATCAAACAGATGGATGGCCCGTTGGTTTTTATTGCCGCTGATCCAATGGATGATCAACCATTAGACGAACACGGAGAACAAGTGCAGCACCTTGAACGCATCTGGCGACGCTCATGATCTCACTGTATGGCGGCCGCTTGATTTTGGACGTTGACCCCGAAGCACGCGGCTGGGTCGCTTATTTAACGATCGGCCCCAAACTTGAACACAAGGCCACCAAAGCTTTAGGAACAAATCATTTGTTCACTGCGCAGCAGCGTGCGGTTGAGTTTTACCGTCAGTTTGCAGCGGAGCAATTACCCGATCGCTTGACCTGCTGGGTTTGCAAGCAATGGTCACCAAAGACCAACCGATGCCAAGTTGGTGTGCCTGAGTGCCGCCAAACTGGGGGAAGATTTGCCCCTAGTTGTGCGCTATTTGTGCAGCTGCAAGATTAACCGCCGCCCCGATGGTGCTTGGCGCATCTGCACTGCAGGTGGTGGACTTTGCGTTGATTGCACTAGCGAACGTCGCGCGCGTGCCATTGGCGCAATGCTTCACGATTCAATCCACTGTTCAATCCAGCGTTCGCGTGATTCACGCCAAAATTCTTGACCGCGGAACCATTCGCGCCATGGATGGTGGGCTTTATGGCTATTGCAACCAAGGCAGCAGGCGACAAGATTTTCCCGCACCGTCAGGCCACCCTTGGCTTTTGGCTTTACGTGATCTAAGGTCGCATCACGTTCGCCCAGCATGTTGCCGCAATATGCGCAGCACCACCCCCAGTTCAAGAATATTTGATCACGAAACCGCAGCTTATTCTGCTTCTTCGGAATCAGGTGCGTTCCTTCGATCTGGTGATCCATGCACATCCTCCGGCAATGGAAAGCTTTCCACCTCCAGATCCATCAAGTGATCTAGAGATGGCAAAAACTCTGCAATGTGCGAATAGATGTCAGCGGGCAGCTCCTCGGGTTCTGTTTCAGATTTCAGCAATAGCTTTGCATTTATCTCGACAACGTACCAACGCATTAGGCTGTGCCTGCTAGCTATACGGTAGCGAGTCGAACAATGTCAGAGCCGCCGCTTGAGATTGAACAGATGCCAGACGACATGCTTCGCGTTAGCCTCACGCTGCATGGCATCACATCAAGCTGCTATGTGTCGTCGATGCACCTAGTGGAAGAAAAACGCGGCCAGCTAAAAGCCAGCATCATGCGCAAAGTCATGGCAAGCTATGACCCACAATCGCCCATCAACGACTGGTGATCCGCAAGCTGACAGCAGGCCCATTCAAGACCCATCAGGCAGCAACCAAATGGGCCGAAAAGCGTGGCTATGACGATTATGACTTGGTGCAATCAGGGGAGAAATACCTGCTGCATATTATGCGGCCAGCTGGTCAGACTTTGCTGCCATCACGGTGATGTCGTTGTTGTAGCGGCCGGTCATTGAATAATCTTGCAGCGGCTTGGCGTGCTGGAAGAAAACCATTTGGCCGATCTTGAGGTTTGGATACAGTGGCAAGCTCCAATGGCGCCGTGCATTGACCAGTTCGAGCGTTAGCTTGCTGCCATGCCATCCTGCATCGCACCAGCCTGCCAGCAGGTTTTCATAGCCTTCACGCGCACGACTTGACTTGAGCACAAATTGTGCCGATACCGTACTGGGCAGGTTGAAGGTTTCAAACGTCTCCGCCAAGCAAAACTCACCCGGCAGCAGCATGTAAGGATCATCCTCGGTGCGGGTTGAAATGTCGATTTGAATCAGCTCTTTGCTGTCCATCACCTCAATCATCAGGTGATGGCCCAGCACCACATCAATGCTGACCGGGTTCAGCAGATCAGGCCGAAATGGCCACACCATCTGGCTGGCTTCACATAGCTCGCGGATCTGCCAATCACAAAGAACGGTCATGCAGTGATGAACTCCTTGGCTTTCTCGTAATACTGGATCCTATCGTCGATCCCGTTGTAGCCACCATTAAGGATTCTGGTTGATTGATAGATGTCGCCGGCTTCGCAGACCGCTGCCCAGTTGTTTTCCTCAATCCAGCAAACCGCGCATAGGAATGGATACTTTGTCACCACATAGTCGGTTCCTTCCATGATGCGATCGTCGGCCATGCCGTTGTCACGCATCCATTTGTCAAATCGTGCAAAGTTGTAACGTGAAGTCAGTTGGATCACTCCACAGCCGCGGAAGCGGTATCCATCACCAGGCTGCGTGTTGCCCAGATCACTGCGGCCTTCATACATCCGCGTAAAGTAATCGCGATCACCGATCTCCGTCATATAGCGATAACCAGCAGTTTCATGGCACGTTTGCGCCACCAGCATTCGCCGTTGCGTCACGCTTGTCATGCCAGTGGCCAGCACCAGCCGGTTCAAATCTTCCATGAACACATCATCAAACTGCGCTTCGTTATGGCCTGAAATTTGCGCAATCTGACGGCGTGTGATCAGCCAATCAACGCCTTTGGCTGGCACTGCACTGCACCAAGACTGATACCAGTCACGATCACGGCGCAGCAAATCTGGCGCACGGCTTTCAATCAGCTCACCTAGCTGCACAATGGCTGCACGCTGATGGCCCAAATCTTTCCAGTACCTGAACAGATCAATCAGCTGAATCGGTTTGTCGTTCATCAGACCATGGTGAATGAATGCTGATCGGGCCACCTAACGGGCCAGTGCCTGGTGCCTGCCTACGAATCGGCCGCGGCGTGTCGTCTGGCTGTGTTGCCTGCCAGATTTGAACAGCGCTGTCGATTTTGCTGCGTAGCGTTGCGTGGAACTTGCGCGCTTGAATGCTGCGCTGTAACCGTTGCCAGTTTGAACGTGTGTCAAACCGCCAGAGCCATTGCGCATCCGGCGGCACGTTCATTACTTTTTTGGCTTCACTGCATAGATAGCTTGCAGGATCAGCTGCACCACGCTGTTGGATTTCAGCGGTGTCAGCGCGATGATTTCACTTGCAGCAGCGATCACAATCCATGTGATCGGATTTGAAATGATTTCTGCCATGGAAGCAAAGCATTCAGACTCAGCTTAGTCTGCCTGTTCTAGAGCTCTCAACCTTTTTTCGTGATCATCTAGGCGTTCTTTATGATCGCTGCGCAATGCAGTGATCTGTTCAAGCACCAAGGTGATGCGTGCATCCATCACGCTGCTGCGCTTATCTAGTCGCCACAAGGCGCCAACACCTGCAGAAATGATGACGGTTGCAATGCCGGAGAAAATATCCACGCGGCAGATCTCCGGGAGCTGCTTTTATTTTATCGACCTTGGCCACGAGGAAGCTTGCGGCTTCCCCGTGGGCGGCTGTGCTGGCCGTGACCTTGTCGGGTTTTCTTAGGTTTTCCTTGAACAAAAGTCAACCCGTTCAGACTTTTAGGCTTTGCCATCAGTCGTTATCGCAAAGATCCGGCAATGGGACGTTCGCATATTGCTTGGCCAAGCCGGTGTAGGTGTGATGAAAAGGATGGTCAGGATTGTTCCGACCATCATGCACATACAAGGCTTCTAGCCATTTAACGCGATTGTCCATCGCTTGGGTGTCTTGCGCACCAGGCTTTGAAGGAATCATCGGATCAGGACGTTGCATCAGTTCCAAGGCATCCCACTAGCTTTAGTTGGCGCGAGCTTTTCATCAATCTGCGCATCGAGTGCCGCATCAATTTCGGCCACTTTTTCTTCGCCAAGTTGTGAAGTCACCCAGCCCACCACAATCTCTTCGGTGAGGTCGGCGTAAGGGATCAGGTTGTCGGGCTCAGGTGCTTCGAAACCAAGGCTGCCATACGCTCCAGCCTGTTCGCCATCTTTGAAGCGGGTGACGGTGTAATGCACAGTGAAAACCACGCCGTCGCTTAGTTCACGCTCCATGTTGGCAACCTTCCACACGGTGAAAGGAAAGTCGATGCCAGGTGTTTGGTTGGAGTCAGCCATGAGAGAGAATGCCTTGTTAGCAGTGTATGAGAAAAGCCCCGTTATGACACGGGGCGGTTAACGCGCCAAGGGAAGTAGAGAGTAGGTCTACTGCGCCTCAAGGGCTGACAGTCGGGCTTCCATCGTCTCGATCTGTTCTTTTTGCCGTTTGATCAGGTTCAGCAAGTGAGGAACAAAACGGTCGTAAGCAACACCTTCGGGCTCTGGGTCACAAGGCGTTTCAAATGCGGATCCATTTTCATCATAAGTAATTTCAACTTTTTTCCAGTGGACTAGGCGTGGATCAATTGCTGCAACCTCTTCAGCAATAAAGCCCCAGTAGCTATGCTCGGCGCAATCTTTTTCGCATAAAGACCGATACCAGACAGGGCGAACACTCAAGATTGCATCAGAGTATGCACTGCCAATAGTTTCAATGTCAGTTTTGTACTTAACAGACGATACTGATCTATTGAAGCTGCCATTAGAATCTACAAATACATTTGCAGCACTGGCTGTAGTTGTAGAATAAGTTTTGTAGCTATAGAAGAAACCGTCTTTGTCAATTCTTACTTGCTCCGTCGGGCTGCTTGCTCCGTCGGCGGTAGTGGAGAACACTAACCTGCCCGGCATTGAGGTATTACTAACCGTTCCAGAGTCAACCTCTGCTTTGATTAAAGCTCCATTGACATATGCAGATGTTCCAGCGCCCCTAAATAAAAGGGTGCCTAGTCCATCATCTGCATTTACCGCAGAGATTGTGCCGATTGTGTCTGATTTGGATCGCGTAAAAATTGTAGTTGGACCTTGTGTGTTATCTGTCGAATCAAAATGATATGTTTGAAGTGGGTAGAAATCACTAAAAGAATTATTGACGGCAATCTGCAAACCTGCTCCTACGTCCAAGCTCGTAGACGTGCCAACTAAAAGCCTGCCCGAGCTGTCGATGCGCGCAGCCTCGCTAAATCCGCTTTTGAAAAACCTTAAACCTTCATCACTATTGTTATACAAGACGCCGGCCCTTGAGTCTGCATCCGAATCGCCAAAGATGATGCCTGCATTGCCCGTATTGCCTGAAATAACGTTTATGTAAACAGACGTACTTGCTGCACTTGTGTCTTTGACGACAAGTTTTTGCCCTGGGGCAGTAGTGCCAATCCCTACGTTGCCTACTTCGTTAATTCTCACCCTTTCTTCAAGACCTGTCGTTGAATATGACGTATAAAACGACATATAGGTTCTGCTGTTGTCATTAACCTGATTAGCAACTACAATTTTGCCGCCAGTTTCTGGTGTTGCTCCGTTAGTTAAGCCGACAAATTCAATAGCCGTACCTCTGTTTATTGTGTTGTTTTGCAACCTGTTGGACAATGTCAGGTTGGTCGTAGTAGCTAAGCCGGCAGTTTGAATTTCAGCTTGAGCACTAGGGCTACTAGTCCCCAGACCTAAGCGACCCGAGCTGTCGATGGTAGCTCGTGTTGAACCATTAACCTCAAAATCCATTGAGTTGTCGGAGTGTCTATATGCAATATTTCCCGCAACATCAGAATCTGTATCGCCAAACATGCACTGACTGACACCAGTATTTGCCGATTTAATGCAAAGGTTTGCGTTACTTCCGCTCTGGATAGTTAGCAACCTCGTGGGTGAATTAGTGCCGACCCCTACGCCAGTTGAGTTAATTGTCATTCTGGCGGTGCCAGTGCTCGGCAGCCCAGTAGTCGAGTGGCCAGTCTCAAAGTAAATGTTTCCGAGTGTCGTGGCCGTACCCATCCACAAGTCGCCACCGGAATTAATTTCAAATGCACCAGCTCGCGTGCTATTTCTAAGATTAAATCCACCGTTTACGGTTAACGCTAAGTCTGGGGCAGAAGTCCCCAGACCTAATTTCCCATCCGATGTAATGCGGAGGCGTTCGGTGTTGGAAGTGTGAACCTGAAAAGTTTTATCTCCAGTACTCGCTCCGGTTTTTAACGAAAGGCTTCCGTTAAAATACTGAATAACTCCA